GCTGACATTGGGAAATCTACTGTCCTGGGTTGGCCCAACCAAGTAATTGTTATAAAGCCCAAAACTCATGTTTACCACAGTGGGATTTTTTCTACCAGTGGCAGGATTGATTCCTTTGATGTTGTTGTGCCAGTATCTGATGTAGGCCACCAGTTGTGCTGCTGTTGGGGTGGTCACCCCGTTGGTCTGTTCACCATAGGGACTGATGTTGTAGATGATGGAGTCTCTAGCCCATCCCTGTGTGTTTCCGGCCATGATTCCGCCTACATGTATGCCATGCCCGTTGTTGCCTTCGCTGCCAGCAGAATAATTGTAAACACCAGCCTCCTGGCCAGTGACCTGAGGATTGTAGGCCCACCAGTTGATTTGATTTACCCGACTTCCGCCAGTTCCATCAACGTTGAGTGAAAATTCTGGATGTCCAGGTACATTGATATTTCCATCAAATACCACAACATCAACATTTTTACCAGTGCTGGTGGTGACGATTTGTGCTGTTTGATTGGCAGTACCATTGCTGCCCCATCCGGAAATCTGTGCTCGATTGGCTGACCGCAACAATCCCCAGTTCTTCATCTGTGAAGTTACAACACCACTTTTATCCCATGCGTCAGAATACTCATACCCAAACGGTCTAGGTTTGATGCCCGATACTTCAGGATGTGCTTCAACTGCCATTACCCTAGGATCTAATTCTAGCCGTGCTGCTTCTATTGTTGACAACAGATAGGTAGTACTACGAAGGGTTGGCATGCGTTCGGCACATTCAACCACTCGCTCAGGACCATATCCACGAGACCCTGCACTTTCCATTTCATCATAAAAATTGTCTTGCTCATCTAAATTTTGAAGAGTCACAACATATCTAACACGGTCTTCAATGTCTAATATTGGCAATTCTTGATACCCAAGATACTGTCGAGCATGTGACAACAGTGCAACTGGATCTGGATTTTCTCCCAGCTCTTGTAATACCCTTGCTGATGCATCACTGTTGATGTTGATGGCCATGTTAAGTTTCTAATCCAAGATAAGTGAATGTCGCTGTGATCGTACGAGTGGTGCCACTGAGATTTGTCACTGCAATAGGAATAGTGTTGCTAACCGGATTCTCATCATTGAACCCAATAGTTGCTGGACTCATCAACACAATATTTGCACCAGTGGTAATTACTTCGGCGATGACACCTGCGCCAGGTTGAGGATCTGTTGTTTGGCTTCGTGTAGCGTCGGCTACTCTTGCTGCAGTATTGGTATACACTCTAATCCAACTTCCTGCGTTGGTAGTAATTTTGTAGATAGTGTAGCCTTTGGCCAATGTCACTGATCCAGTAAAATAAGCAGCATTAGCAATACTCGAAGTAGTGATAGCAACATTGGCACGATTGCCAGTACCCCCACCACCACCGGTGACTACACCAGTTAAAAATGCACCATTGCCCAACACGTATGTTCCTGCAACGTTGCCGATGGCGTTGACATTTCCGGTATTGACATTACCTGTGACATTGGCGTTTGCCGAAGCTGATACCAGCCCTGAAAATGAAGCAGTGGTGCTGTTGATATTTGTAGTGACTATGTTGGAAGCGATTACAGTTGTTAATGCTCCATATGGAGCAGTCACAGCATTACTGGCCACAACATTGTATGTTGACAACTGCGTGGGTGTAAAAGTAGACGCACCAACAGCAATTTGAGTAGCTACATTTAACAATGTTGAGGTAATCGTACCTACAGTAGTTAAATTTCCGCCTGTAATGTTTCCATTGGCTACGATAGAGCCACTGGCAATCATACTAGCACCAAGTATATTACCGGTGGCTGCTACATTGCCACCGGTGCTAATTCGTCCTATAAATGTTTGTTGTCCAGTTCCGGTTGCATTGATATTACCGGTTATATTGACAGTGATTCCATCAATTAATTGTGTAACCGTAGTACCAACTCGATTCCAGGCATTGGCAGTACTGTTGTATTGATAAGTGATATTTCCAACATTGGCTTGTTGACCGTTGGTTGGACTTGTAGGAAAAAACGCCATTAATACCTCCCAACAGCAATGTCAATTACTTGAATGCTGTCATCTTTGATTACTTCAAGACTTTTACCAATCACACAACCAGGAACCCAACGGTCAGAATCAACCATCTGCCCCACGCCTGGAGTGTTGCTGGTAGTAATTAAATCTCCTTTGGCAATGGGGCCTTGCACCTTACATGGTACTCGTCCGGTCAACGCCAATGGTACTCCAGAAGTTTTAGTATTCATTAGATAAGCCGGGTTAGTAGAAACCACTCCTGCTACTCTAGGATCATGATCATGTCTGGTTGTTGTAACATCTTTGACACCAAAGAATATCAGCACAGCGCCTGGTTCATAATCATCGTCTGCTTCGTAAATTTCAGCCAAGTCAGCATACAACGCCGATGTTGATGTGGCAAAAACTCTGTTAAAATAATTTGATGCATTACCAATATTGCCAACACCAGTGGCATTTTGATTTACAATGTTTCCAACTTGAAATCCATTGGTGGTAAAAGATGCCATTGTAGTTCCTGCTACATTGGCTTGAATAGATCCGCTGGCAGTTACTACTTTAACTAAGCTAGTGCCTAACACAATTTCTGCTGGAGCAGCAGTTTGAATACCACTCAACAATGCACCATTACCTAAAACGTATGCTCCGCTGATATTACCAGTTGCTGTTGTTTCAGCACAAGAAACTACGTTTGCAGTAATTGATCCGTTGGTATCACGTTGCACCACTGTGTTTGCCACAGTAGAAGTTGTAGAAGGCGGGGTAGCAATACCTGTGATATCAACCCATTGATCGCTGTCACCGTCATCAACATATTGATAGACAATTCCGTTGGTGGTATTGAACCAAAAGTCTCCAGCAGTTGATCCAGCTGGAGTTGTGTTTTGTGCATCAAATGTTACTGTTCCACCACTGGCAAATGGAACGCCGTTGGCAAAATAATAGTTGTTGGTTAAAATGTTTCCTGTGGTAATGTTGCCAGGAAGAATCGCACCACTACTGGTGAGCAACATTACATTGGCTACACCAGAAACATCCATTTGAATATTACCCGAAATATTAGGCAAGTCAACTTTGGAAGTACCGCTTTGAATACGATTAGCTGATGCATTGGCAGCCGGAAAATTGGTTAATCCTGATCCATCACCAATAAATGTGCCAGTGGTAATAAAATTACCCACCGAGGTAATGCTGTTACTTGTGATATTGTTTGCTGTGATATTGGCTGTGGGAAATGAAACAATACCAGAAACAGACAGATTTGCTGATATAACATTACCTGAAACATTGACTGTGCCCGTGGTAATGTTGACATTGGTATTTCCCAGGGTGGTAATTTCATAATTGCCAGAAACACGCTTTACAGTAGTCATCTACTAATCCTTTTGATTATTTATGTTATCTAAGAACACTGCAATGTCCTGATGTTTGAGGTTTTTTATGCCATCTAACTCTGGGTGTTTCTGGGTAGTTGGGCCACATACCCTGACCCAGGAAATCATGGGAAAATCTGTGGCCACAGTGCGTATTTGTTTGATCCAATTTCCGGTAAATGTGGGAAGATCGCCGATGCGCTTGTAGAATTCTGTGCCTGCGTAGACATTATTAAACTTGCCATCTGTGTTTGGGCCCATGTCATACCCTATGAGATAAATGGTATCGTGCCCATCTTCAGCGGCAATACTGGCACACACAGGACCTGAGCTGTATCCATAGTATTTTTTAGAAATCTGATGTGCTCCACGTCCTGGAATGCAGCGACGGGTATAAAATCTTTTTCTGGCACTGTATCCCGATTCTTGAATACGTGTGCTTATGGGTTGATCGGTTGCTATTAAAACATCTGGCTCATATTCTTTGTACAAGGCATTGCATCCGTAGATCGGGCTATGCTCCCTCAATCGTGATAAATCAAGTACCTGCCGGCTAACGCCATTCCCCAAACAAAATGCAGTAGTCATAAAAAAATCCTCCCTGTATGTATTCCAGGGAGGATGGGGGAGCAAGCTAAAATCAGCTAGTCCATTTTTCAAGTTGACCCGGAATAACTGTAGTACTAGCAGTACCAGACTTAATAACAGTTCCCTCATCAGTGAAGAAGTTAGATGCATAACGAACATCACTGGTAATGTCAGATTGTGTGTATCCGTTGCCACCAGTCCAGTCCAGTAACCACTTATTGGTTAATTTGCTGATGTAAGTGACTGTCGAATCTCCCACTGAGAATCCAATGGCCATGAGACCAGCGGCCGGGGTTGAATCATTGTCTAACACACAGACACCAACTTCTTGACAAGTGCCTGAGGTTGCTGCTGCTGACGCTACTGTGACTTGGAAAATTGTTCCAACCGCAGCACCAACTGGCGCACCCATGGACAACCAGTTAGTGTCGCCCAATGATGTAATGCGAACACTTACTCCTACCACAGCATTGGCAGGATCAATAGCGGTATTGGTGGCCACCAAAAACTTGTGTGCCCCTTTTTGGCGCAAAATAACACCATCATCTGATCCTGTGAAACTGTTAGTGATGTTAACAATACATTTGACAACAGGGTTGGTTGCTGACGTTGCAGTGGTTCTTAATCCACCAACTACACCTAGGTAATCTGCTGCACTTAGAGTTTCTGGACTAGCGTTGAATTCTGGATCAGTTAACGAACCAAAATTAGGAAAGCCAATATCAATGCCAACTGCTGCACCTGGTGAACCTTGACCTGAATTAGTTGAATATTTTTGAATTTTGAGAGGACGTCCCATTTGTTTTCTCCTTAAAGAAGTCCGATGTGGGTTCTAACCACTACGCGGTGGGTTAATACCGCATAAGCCGCATTATTGCGGACAGTATATTTATAGACATTTTGATATTTTTATAGTACAATAACTATACCTATGATTACTCTTACATTAACAAATCACAACAGTGATTATGAGTTGTATTTTGATCTAGTAGATATCCCAATAGCTCATCGCTGGCTCCAAGAAGTCAATACGTTTATACAACACAATCAGCCCTGGGACGATTCTCAACGATTTTATAATTTTCCAAATACTATTTGGAATCAAGAAACCACTGCCAAACAAATACAGCAATTGTGTGAAATCATCAATGCACACAGTCCAGGTTTGATTGTTGTACCCGAATCTTCCAGCATCTCTCAAGATGAACTCAACTACTTGCACAATATCTTTGAGCGTTATCATGGATTGTATGATCAACAAACATCAAATGAGTTTTACTCCAACTCTCCTCCAGAAGTACAGCAGGCCTTGGGAGATCTAAACATTTGGATACATCGTTACGAAAGCCTTGATGGTATTCCAAGATTTGTAATGACTTGGAGAGACAAGCCCAAAAGACAACCCATACAAAACACAGACTTTAAACATTTTACCCTTGGTGAAGAATGGGGTGATCTTAGATTAAACTATTGTGAGATTGGTAAGCCGTTGTATAATTTGTGGCACGACAATGATCGTTATATCTCACATGATGCATTTAAACCACAACATTGGTTCTCTTTTGATTTCACTGTGAGATTCACTACTCATGCCAAAGAATACTTTGATCAAGTTGAAGATCAGATCTGGGAATATTTTGATCAAAACGCAGAGATGTTTTCAAACTTAGGTTATAAGAAACATGACCCAAGGCTGGCACTGGGTGCTATCACAGTGGCCAAACTACGTCAACATCAACCACGCGATGTCATCATGCAAATGATTGATCAACATCAAACAGTCAAAAGCATTTCTATAACGTAGTCAACAAAAAAGCCCCTTGCGGGGCTTTTTTGATTT